AAGGCGCGTCCCGCGTCCCTGAGTATCGCCTTTCAATATCTCGTATAAAGCGTTTTGCTAGGTTTTCACGATTGTCATACATCGATCCATTTGTAACAATAGTGCTAGGATCAGCAAGTAAAGCTTTTATCTCCTTAGTATTTCGAGGAGTTGTAGTAAAGACAGCTTGTGGCTCAATTCCAGGGGCGGGATAGATACGTAGTCCAAATGATAATTGATCAAATGCGCCCCAGTACTGCCATGACGCTAATTCATCCCCCCAAGCAAATGAGTGTTGCGGGCCTCTCATCTGATCGGGAACATCGGCTGAGTAGGTCGTTGCGTAGCTGCCATTAGGCCATATCAGCAGACGTTTCGATGGATAATACGTTGGCATAAACCAGGGAGGCGATATCGTCACGATCCCTGATAGCCCATTGATCATCACGTCGCGTACATCAGATACAGTACGGCCAACGAGTGCGATGTGAACGCCTGGATATTCCCACGCTTTTTCGACAATCCACTCAGCGCCTGCTCTCGTCTTGCCAAACCCGCGTCCAGCTTTGATAACCCATGTAGACCAATCCCCAAGAGGAGCTAGCTGATTGTCTCTTGCCCACGCACGCCATGTGTACTTGAGTCGCCACGCACGCTCTTTCGGGCTTTTTTTAATGTACTCGTACTTGCGTTCCCTCGACCAAGCTGCGAACTCACGATAGAATTGCGCCTCTTGATCAGGGGTTATCTTGCTTTTTGTCTTCATTGATCCGTATAGATAGATCTGCTAGCAGCTCATTTTTCGCTTGTTCTGCCTTATCGGATATTTGCGCATTGATATCAATTTGCTGTTTGTCCTTGTACTCTGGTAAATTCGCTTTTGCGTAGGCTAGAGCTAGGCTATCCGACCATTTAGGCGTCATGACTTTTGCACCCTGCTTCGTCATCGGCCTTCCACGGCTATCAATTTTCTGCTCACCTTTGTCATCCAACACCGGATCATCCTCATACACCACTTTCCCCATACTCACCATCGGCTCTTCCCATCCTATAATGCCTCTTCTATAGATAGAGCTACGCGCTACGTCTCTAGTTCTTTCGAGTGCATCATCCCATTCTTTTGCAAACTTTTCATCTTTTTCACGCCATTCATAGACAGTACAACGTTCTTTGCCAATATTCTCACAAGCAAGCGATACAGTAGGGTCTTCGCGAAGGAATGCGAGAAACTTTTCCTTCGCTTCTTTTCGCTCTGCATCTCTACTCAATGCACGCGTATGGTTGTTTGATTTGTTGGATTTACGCTCATTGCCCATAGCTTTCTCTTTGAAGTGGGGAAGGCCAGCATTCAAGTTCTCCAGAGCAAGAGTAGCCTTCCCGTGGAGTCATCATACATAACAGTATAGCATACATAGTCATGTATATTATTCCTATACGGAATGAGTCATGGAGATATCTCAGATTTTGCATCCTAGTGCGATTGTGGGCATATTTCACGAGAGGTAAAATCATAGGGGCATTGATGGTAGTGCCGCATGCGGCACTTCTCAGAGACACAAAAACCTCTCTTCAGTTTCCCAAAGAGAGGCTATGCATGAGGACTGGACCCGATCTACCGATTATTTTATGTCCCCTGAGATGACTCACATGGACATGGTTGGAATCGAACCAACGCGCCCGTATCTTCACAATACGATGCTCTACCAACTAAGCTACACGCCCTTGCCACCATTCCTTTCAGTGCTACCCCTGCTGGTCCTACAGGCTCATGTCAAATTTCTCGATCTTTCCTCAAATCGACAAACATCTGCTTTATCTCTGCCATGTTCTTTTTGTGCTCTAAATGGCTGATAACTCTCTTGTAAATAAAGAGAACAACTGCAATAGCGCCGAGTATCCAGAGCACACCATAAGGCCACATCAGCTATTCGCCTTTCTGTAGCAACTGTAATATCAGATCAAGCTTCTTGTCCTGTGCATCCTGTGCTGTCCTCAGAGTGTTGAGCAACTCACCCTGGTCAGACACAGTAGCCTTGATATTGGCAACGATAGCTTTCACCTCACCCATGTCGCCCTTGAGCTTGCCCACGTCGGTAGCTTGCGTGCCAGACATCTCCATGAGATTTTGGAGCAAGGTAGCCTCTGGTACAGGGAGCCCTCGTTCAATCCTGAGATTGATTGGCTCTGTATGTTGCTCAATGCGGTCCATGCGCTCTTCTAACTTCTTGATACGGTCCTCAGTTGGTTGGTTCATCATAATTTCACTCCCTCGTTTGCTATCTCCGACTCCTCTGCATACCGTAGCGGCATGTATGGGCTATTCCATCCGCCTGCTTGCTGAAGAGATTTCACATCAGTCCCTTTGTTTATGGCAGTCGTAGCCCAATAGTGGCGTAAATCATGAGGAGACAATCCTTTTACGTCAACCTGTTCGCCCAACCGTGCTACCAGATTATTAATACTGCGTGTGGTTAGTCCATCTGTAGCTACCTTACCACTTTTCGCATAGGCATACCCACCAAACAATTTTACCCCAGGTGCAGCCACTTTGAGATACTGCTTTGCTGCTTCTAGAGTACAAGCAGTGAGCTTGTGCGTCTGTATCTTGTGGACCTTGCGACGATAGAAAATGAGTGTCCCTGTAAGAATATCTAGGTTTTTCGTCTCAAGTTCTGCGATTTCACCACATCTTAGACCATGATCGGCAAGCAGGCAGAAGAGGAGATAATCACGAGCAGCATCATGGTCAGTCCGGCTAGCTTCTTGCAACTTCTTTTTGAGTAGATCAACATAGACCTCAGAAAGGAGAACTGTGTAAGCTTTCTTCTTTCCAACTCTGCTAACTGCTCTCTTCTCATCAACATTTCTTCCATCTTTATGGCTAATATTCTCAATCCCCCTGATTTTACTCATTTCCTCTTGAGAAAGACACTCGGCTTGATTAGCTAATTTGCAATACGTCTTTATTGTTGCTAATCGAACATTGACGCTCCCAATGGAGTAGCCTTGCTGTAACTGCCATTGCTGAAATCCAGCTACTATGCCATAGGATACCCCTACCCATAGCGACAAATCATCTTTCATACCTCTAGTGATATGTCCAGCAACAGAAAGATATTTCTCAAATAGAGCAACATCTGTAACTTGACGCCTTAGTGTTTCTGAAGATCTCTTTTGCTGATATCTCTCTATAAGAGCATAACGAGCAGACTGATTAGCGACTTGCCCTAACACTTCCATTGGAGTAGAGACAATAATTTCTTGGCTCACAATGCGTTCACTTTCTGTTTATTCCTAATAATCAGAATGCTAGTGTACCATCATTCCCGCCTTTGTTCAACCATTCCCGCCTTTGCTTGTTTCTTCTTTTGCATATTCCTCACTTATCAACAACTTTCTTACATCTCTTCGATAAAATCGCCATGTACCGCCTACTCTGTGACCTTTGAGCTTTCCCTCACGCATAAGTCTATCTAGTGTCGTTCTTCCTATCCCAAGATACGCCATAGTCTGTTTCGAGTTGAGGAGTACCTCCTCTTCAGGCATTCCATTCATTCATTCTTTTCCTCGAAGTTGTATCTTGAGCTTGAAGAGCTTCCCTGTGTAAAAGCTCTCGAATGTTTCGCGTTGGGTCATCGGATTACCGAACCGCTTTTCCTGTATCATCGCATTATCCCCCTTGCATTATCAATTGCATTATCAATTGTCTCTTGTGTGACATGCCCCATCTTCAGAGCATAGAACGCAAGCAGCATGCGGTTCTCTATGCCCGTCTTTTCGATTATGCTTGTGAGATGGTTGCTAACTGTTTTGTAGGTCACATGTAGCTTGTGACCTATTTCAGTGTTGGTGAAGCCTTGGGCTATGAGACACAGTATCTCAGCTTCCCTCAGAGTCATCTTCATCTCATTTCCCCTGTCTTGGTCTTGGCAGCTCGCTCCAGCCTCTTCTTGCACATGGCTATCTGACTCTCAGCTTGCTCTTGTGTCATCACAGCGAACTCGGCTGGCTGGTACACAAGCCAATCGCACTGATGCCTCATGCTGCGAATCGCCCCATACTTTGAGGCAATCTCAATGGGCACGTGCAGCGCCACTGAGAACGCTACACCGTGTCCCTTGGCTGCACTCCATGGGTGCAACTCTGCTTCGATGAGTAGAGTCTCGAAATCCTGTGTTTTCATTTACTTCTCTCAATCTTCCTAACATACTCTCTAATATCATCCGACGTGATATCGCTATATGCCTTGCCTGTTGCGTCTTGTATGTGCAATATGACAAGCTTGGCTCGAATACGCGCTTCGTAGAGCCGAAACTCTAGAAGCAGATGCTCATAGTCTTGCATTCCTTGTATCATGACGCCTCATCAATCCTCACTAATTGCACAATAGTATCAGTATCATCTTCAGTGATTGTAGATCCTTGTACTATCGAATAGGAGCTCTTGCGGTACTTCTTGTTCATGTTCGCACACGCCCTCTTTATGGCCGCTCTATCAGCTTGCCTCTCCCTCATCGCCTTCTCTGTCTGCATGCTATCAAAGTATTTATCAAGTGTCCGCTCCATAGCCTCAATAGCCGCTAAGATCTTCTTTTCATCCCCACTACACAGAAGAGACTTTGTGTATGCCTTGTGTCGACTCTTTGGCAGCATACAATTCTTGTATCCACGCCCGGGAGCATTCCACATCGGTGTATCCGCAAGGAAGCTGTCCACCTCCTCACAATAACTCTCGAATAATACTAAGTGCGCTGAGGGGACCGCAACGTCCCCAA